ACAATCATCAACAAACCGATTGATGCCAACAACCATTTATGCGATGCTTTGCGTTACGCCGTTTATTCAAAATATAAAAACCGAACGGAATTTTTTGTTGTCTAAAAAACTATTTTAAATTTTGTATTTTTACAAAAATTTTATATCAAAATAAAATATGGCTTCTTTATTTGACCGTTTCAAATCCCTATTAATTAAAAACTCACAACAAACGGCGCAACAATACAACCGCGCCGTGTATAATTACATTGGCAATTCAATCGTTTGGAACGCCGAAAATGATGACGCATATATCACCGAGGGTTATCGAAAAAACGCGACAATCTATTCGCTTGTTAATATCATAACAAAGGCCGCGACAACAATTCCATTCCAGGTTTACGAAAAGACAAACGAAAATGATTATAAGCGTTATAAAGCGCTAACATCGGGAACGTTTGACGCTTCATCAATACACAAAGCCGCTATATTACAAAAGCGGTCGTTGATTGAATTACAAGATACCGAACTTCACAAAATATTGGAACGCCCAAACCCGGCGCAATCTTACAATTCGTTTATATCGGAATTGATTGCATTCGGGAAACTTACCGGCAACCGCTACATTTATGGGATTGGACCGGACACCGGCGCCAATGTTGGGAAATATACCGAACTTTATGTGATGCCGTCGCAAATAATGGAAATCGTTTCCAACGGTATAATGGAACCCGTTTCAAAATATCGTGTTGAATACAACGGAACGTTTGAAATTGCAGCGAATGAAATATGTCACATAAAAGATTTTAACCCCTATTATGACGGCACCGGCTCGCATTTATACGGACAATCGCCATTGCGTGCGGGAATGCGATCGTTGACCACAAACAACGAGGCCACACAAACCGGCGTCAAGTACCTACAAAACCAAACCGCGCGTGGATTGTTGATGTCCGATGAGGGCGACATCAACGAAGTTCAAGCGCAACAATTAAAAGATAAATTCAGAAAACAATTCCAAGGTTCGGACAATGCCGGGGACGTTATTATCACGCCTAAAAAATTAAGTTGGGTGAACTTTGGATTGAACGCCGCGGACGTTTCGTTGATTGAACAATACAATGCATCAATCAAAGATTTATGTAATATTTACAACGTGCCGGTTCAACTATTAAACAACACCGAATCGGCTTCATATAACAATATGAAAGAAGCCAAAAAAGCATTGTATCAAAATTGCGTTATTCCTGAATTATTAAAGATAAAAGACGAACTCAATCGTTGGTTGGCGCCTAAATTTGGTGAAAAACTTTGTATTGAATTTGATTTTTCAGTTGTTCCGGAACTGCAAGAGGAAACCGACAAAGTCGTGGACCAATTGACAAAGGCGTGGTGGCTTACACCAAACGAAAAACGCGCCGCAATGAATTACGGAAAAGATGATGACACAACCGAATTGGACGATTATTTTGTCCCGGCGAATCTTATTCCGGTAAAATCAAACGACGTTGATGTTCCAATGGAATCGGTTGACGTTGATGTCAATAAATTTTTAAGCAAAAAATTAGTGCCGGGAATGACGGACGTTTACACAACCGTTGAGGAAGCCGAAGCGCGTGCCGAAGCATTGGGTGGTTCTGGTCACCACGAACATAATTTTGACGGCGAAGTTGTTTATATGCCTTTTGAATCGCATTTGGAGTACCAAGACGCGATTGACGAACAAAAATATCATCACGATGATGATGAAGACGAAAACGACAAAAAACAAATTTCTGAACGTTTGCGAAAAGCGTTAAAAAAAAAAGCGGACGACCACAATGAAGCCGTAAACAACGCGCCAAGTAAAAAAACAAACGTTCCAACGCTTTTCAAAGTTTACGAACGCGGCATCGGTGCATATAGAACAAACCCGCAAAGCGTTCGGCCAACGGTTACGTCACCACAACAATGGGCAATGGCGCGCGTCAATTCTTATTTATACGCGCTTAAAAACGGCAAATTTAGAAGTGGCAAACACGACACCGATTTATTGCCCGAGGGACACCCAATGTCATCAAAAGACAAACCAACAGAAAAGGCCGAAACGTTTTCAGATTATCCACAAACCGCAACCAATAACGCCAAACGAATGATTGAATGGCGCGAAAAATACGGCGACGAAGTACAAGCGGGAACAATGACCGGTTGGCGACGCGCCCGAATGTTGGCAAATCGTGAACCATTAACATTGGAAATGTTGAACCGCGTCAAATCATTTTTTGCACGTCACGAGGGCAACCAAACAATCGCGGAACGTTTTAAAGATACGCCGTGGCGCGACAATGGTTTTGTTTCCTGGAATTTATGGGGTGGTACTGCAATGCGCGATTGGGTGAATAAAAAGTTGAATGATTTAAACGATTAGTTTGAAATTAGATCGGGACAAATGGCAAACGGATTTCGAAAAGCAATTGGACATTTCCGAAAAAAAACAAATTGCAATTGTTAAGCGTTTTTATAAAAGCGAATACAACAAAGGCATTGAATCGTTTATTGCGGACGGACAAACCAATTTCCAAAACTTATTTGACGACAAACCATTGTTGAAAATTTATTCCGATTTATACACACAAATTGGAATTCGATTTGCTAATTGGTACGCCAAAAACTTTGAAAAGTATTTGACCAAACAAATTGACACTTCAAATTTAGATGATATTTGGGCCGCACGGTTTGCAGCGTTGGGCGTTGCCGTCGGTTCACAACGCGTTTCGTTGGTCGCCGGTACTGCAAAACAAACGCTTATTCGAATCACACAACGATTGATGTCGGATCCGGAATTTATGACATTGGGCGCCGTTGAAAAGGCGCGAATATTACGCAACCAATTCAATAGATATTCACAATTCCAGGCCGAACGTTTGGTCCGAACCGAATCAACCGCCGCGGCTAATTTCGCAACGTCCGAAGCCGCAACAACAATTTTTCCGGGCGACCAATTACAAAAGGAATGGATTGCAAGTTTTGACGATAGGACACGGCCAACGCATCAGCGCGCCGACGGACAAATCGTTGACCAAAACGCGTCATTTTCTGTTGGTGGTTTTTCAATGATGTTTCCGGGTGATCCAAGCGCACCGGCAAAAGAAGTCGTCAATTGTCGTTGTTCAATTGCTCACATACCAAAAGAGGGCGCGCAAACTATTGAGGAAATTCAATCCATTGGTTTGGGGGTTGCCGCCGGTGGCTTTACTAATTTTTAAAAATCGTATATTTACAAAAATTTTATTATGAATACAATTCTTTACAAAGCGGCGCCCGTTGGTGAATTAATCGACGCGGACGAAAAGGCCGGAATTATAAAAGGTTACGGAAGTTATTTCGGGAACAAGGATTCCGACAATGATGTCATCGTCAAAGGCGCATATAAAAAGACAATCGCCGAAAATGGTGAACGCGTGAAATATTTATATCAACACGATATGAATCAACCAATTGGAAAAATGACCGAATTATATGAAGACGACAAAGGATTGGTTTTCGTTGCCGAAATTGCAAAAACACAAATGGGAATGGACGTTGTTGAACTTATGAAATCCGGCGTCATCACCGAAAATTCAGTCGGTATAATGCCAATTCAAAAAGAAAATAAAGGCGATTACCGTGAAATTAAAGAGGTTAAATTATACGAAATTAGCGCCGTTACATTAGCGGCCAACGATCAAGCCAAAATATTAGACGTCAAAGGAAATATTGACGTTGAGAAGTTGTCAAAAAGATACGACAATCTCTCGAAACTAATTCGCAAAGGTTCAATTTCCGATGAAATGGGATTTGCAATTGAAGCGGAAATATTAAAATTAAAATCATTATTTGTGGAATTCACGAAGCCGGTTGACGAAATCACTTCGCCGAAAAAAGAAACAAAAAACGATGATTTAGAAGTGTTAAATTATTTACTAAATTCCTTAAAAAACTAAAAATGGAAGAAAATATCAAAAATCAATTGGACCAATTTAATAGCGCCATTGATTCAAAAATCGAAAAATCAAACAACGAAGTTGTTGAAGCGGTTGTTGTTAAAGCAAACGACATTGTAAAAAATGAAGTTTCTGAAATGGCAACAAAATTAAATGAGAGATTAGACGCGATTGAAGTTGCTAACAAAAAGCAATTCAGCGCTAAAAAAAGAATGTCATTCAAAGGCGCTTTAAATGAAGCGTTTTCAAATGGTGCAATCGAAAAAATGGCAAAAGGTCATTCAAGAAGTGCAGCATTCGAAATTAAAGCCGATATGACAACGGGCGCCGATTTTACCGGTTCGGTGATACCGGCCGACGTGGTTCCTGGATTCAAATTTGATCCAACAAGACCACAACATATTCGTCAATTATTGGCGCAAGGTTCAACCACATCCGATGTTGTTCGTTACGTAAAAGAAAGCGGATATTCAAACGGCGCCGACATCACGGCCGAGGGCGCGACCTTTACACAGTCCGATTTTGACATGACCGCAACCGACGCAAACGTCAAAAAAATTGGAACGTATTTTAGAATTAGCGAGGAAATGTTGGCCGATACCGCACAATTGACTTCTTATTTGTCAAGCCGTGCGCCAGAAAAATTGTTGGACGTTGAAGACGTAAACATTTTAAGTGGCAACGATTTGGGCGGGATTGAAAATTCCGCAACTACATTCGCCGCCGGTAATTTAGCCGACGCCGTTGACAACGCAAACGAATTTGACGTTATTGTTGCTTCTTTAAATCAATTAGCATTGGCAAACTACAACGCCGATACAATTTTATTGAACCCAACAGATTTTCATAAAATCCTATTGTTAAAAGATAGCCAAAACAACTATTTAAAAGAACAAGTTTATCAAGGTTTACAACCCGTGTTTATGGGCGTGAAAGTTGTTTTAAATAGCGCTATTAGTGCCGGAAACTTCCTAATTGGAAACTTTGGCGTTGGAACACAACTTTGGGTTCGTGACGGAATAAATGTTGAGTTCTTTAAAGAGGACGGAACAAACGTTCGTGACGGTTTTGTGACTGTTAGAGTTAGCGAGAGAATCGCATTGACAAACTACTTACCAAACGCGTTTGTTAAAGGTTCATTTGCAACTGCAAAAGCTGCATTGGAAACACCGTAATTTTACGGATAATCAACCAAAAACAAAGGCTTGGATTTATTCCGGGCCTTTTTTTTATGCCTTTATTTTAGGGCGCCCAACAGATAAGAAACAAAAAAAACAAAAAAAACTTTCAAAAAAAGTGAAAATATTTTTTTAATTCCAAAATAAAATGTACTTTTGAATCATCAAACAACAACAAACTATTAAAATTAAACATTATGTACAAATTGAAAGAAATACAATTAGCGACAAAAGAATTAAATTTCACAAACGAACAAAATATTGCGGTATTATTTGAAACCAATAAATATCAATGTTCGATTTTAGAAGCAATCAAATTAGTATTAAACAGTAGATATTAAAATAATTAAAAACATTAACCGGCCGGGGAAACCCGGCCACAATTTTAGACAAATGAAAACAACAACCGGATTAACAATCATTCACGACGGAAAACGTGTGAATGTTTACACCAAAAAAGAAATTGAAAATTTGGAATCTCAAAGCAAATTCGATAAATTTTTAAATAGAATGTTGAACCTTTTAAATATTAACTAATGGCGTGGGGATTAGATTATTTTCCGGACGATGAACCGGAATTCGAATGCCGTGTTTGCGGCGTCAAATTATTTGAGGACGTTTTTGTTTGTTCAGATATTTGCTTTAAAGCGGACCAACTATGAAAAAATTTCTTAACTTTATTTTAACAATGTTGTTTTGGTTTTTTGCCACACGTCAAATGTTTCTTTATAACGATATTATCGGAACAATATTTTTATATGTTATCGGCTTTTCGTTGGCCTTAAATAGCGAAGATTAATTTTATTAGTTAGTTTGATTTGAAAAGGCGGTTATTAATTTAACCGCTTTTTTTTATAACTTTATAAAATGAATCCGAATCAATTTGGTTGTTTCGCCGAATACCTTTTCGCCGTTGAAGCGATGAAAAACAATTTATTAGTTTCGTTTCCGCTGCTTCATACGTCCATTTATGACTGCATTGTTGATTCGCCAAAAGGATTGTTCAAAGTACAAATAAAAGCCATTAACGAGGACAACAGAACGCGCAACCGAATAAGATTGTCCGACAGAAATCAAAACGAATATAAAACAACGGACGTTGATTTTTTCGCCATTTATTCCAAACAACGAAACGGTTTTTTCATAATTAAAAACGACGGCGTTTTGAAATCCTTTACATTGGGAATGAAAAAATATTCAAATAATTTTAATAACTTTGCAATACTTTAATGTTTTTCATATTGTTTTCATTCGGAAAAGCGTCACAATTTAATGTGGCGCTTTTTTTTTATCTTTACAAAAATATTTAGTTATGCAATTAAAAATCAAAACTTCAATTTTAAGAGGCGGGAAACGTTACGACGAGGGCGACAAAATCGAATTGCCGGATCACATCGCCGCCAATTGGATTTCCAGGGGTTACGCTTCGCCAATAGTTAAAAAGCAAAGCAAAGCCAAAATTGAAACAAAGGAATTGAAAATCGAACAAGTTGAAACAAAAGACGATGCGACAAATTAAAATAAACACAACAAGCGGCGTTGAATTATTGACAACGCAAAACGTCAAAGATTATGTTCGTATTGATACAACCGCCGACGATACTTTAATCGCTGCAATGATTTCACAAGCGCGGATTTGGTGCGAAAATTACATTTCGCGTGATATTATGCCAAAAGGTCGAAGCTATTATTTAGACAAAACAAACGGCGTTTTTGATTTGCCATTTGGTCCGGTTGCTACAATTACCGAAGTTTCAATTAAAGGAATTGTCACAACAAATTATGAAATTTTGGGATTGAAAAAAGAAACAATCGAATTGGATCAAGGACCGGCCGAACGTGTTAAGGTTATTTATAACACAAACGGGTTGAACAATCCATTAATCAAACAAGCGATGCTGCAATTGATTTCAACGTATTACGACAATCGCGCGGATTTTGTGACCGGATCAATTGTTTCTGAAATCCCAACAAATACAAAAAATATATTAACGTCATATAAAGCAATGTTCATTTAATGCAAGCCGGGAAATTAGATTCTAAAATTACAATCAAACGTTTGACAAAGGTCGCGGACGGTTTCGGCGGTTACAACTCAACATTGGGAACCATTGCAACGGTTTGGTGCCATTTAACGCAAATTAAGGGCGAAATAAAAGACAAATTCGCAAAAAGAGGTCAAGACATTGACGTCGAAATTACAATGCGTAAAAACACCGCGGATTTAATTCAGTTGGGCGACGTGTTCACATTAGAGGGCGCAACGCAAAAATACAGAATAAACGACAAATTTGAATTTGACTTGGATTTCTTTACAAAACTATTGGCGACAAAATCACAATAAATGGACGTAAACATAAAAATAAACGCTTCGGATTTGTCAAAACTCAACAAAAAGTTGGACAAACTTCGCGCGTTTGAATCGCAAAAGGTTTCCAATGAATTGGGAAAAACCGGCCTGGAAATCGTAAGGTTGGCAAAACGTGCCGCGCCGGTTGACAAAGGCACGTTAAAACAATCGATTAGCGCACAACGAAGCGGTAAAACGTTGAATGTGATTGCCGCGGCACATTATTCGCCTTATGTTGAATTTGGAACCGGTGACGACGTTGATTTGGACGATATGTTGCGATTAGGCATTCCGGAAAGATACGCAAGGCAATTTAAAGGTAAAACCGGCCGAAAGGTCAATTTGCCGGCGCGTCCGTTTTTTTTCAGTTCCGCGCGCGTTGGGTTTCAAAATTTATTCAATCGCCTAAATGGTGAAATTAAAAAAGCAATAAAATAATGAAAGACGCAATTCGATTTGTACGCAAAGCAATCATAACAAAATTAACCGGCAACGTCACGATTGACGGTTCAGCCGTTTCGGTTTACAATAGAGTTCCAACGGACGCAACCTATCCATTTATAAAAGTTTATTCAGTTTCAACCGACGAAACGGACCAAAACCAAACGTCATTCACAACCGAAACAATCACGCGAATCGAATGCGTGACGCGTTTTAGTTCAAACGACGGCGGTGAATTAGACGTCAATATAATGGTTGAAAAATGTTTGGAACAATTGCGAACGCGGTCGGCTAACTATATTAATTTAGTTAGTGACGGATTTAATGTTTATACAAGCGTAAACGAGGGCGTGAAATATTTAGAAGATGATTTAAGTGACTTTACATATTTTCGGGCAATCATTGAATTGTCAAATAAAATCGAACAAATTTAATAAAATGAATGATTTGAAACTATATTTATTAAACACCTTTTCTTTTGTAGTTTCATTTACTGCGGTTGATGAGATTCTTAAAATTGTATTATTGTTGATTTCTGTTGGGTACACCGCACAACGTTGGTATTATCTAAACAAAAACAAAGGCAACGACAATGACTAAAAATTTTAAAATTTCTGAATTCGCATGCAAAGGAAATTTAAAAGGTTGCGAATGTAAAATGACCGCCAACGTCAAAAACAATCTTTTGAAATTAGCCGAACAATTACAGATTTTACGCGATTATTTGGGCGTTCCAATTAAAATAAATTCGGGTTTTCGTTGCGCCGATTACAATGACAATTTTGTTAATGGCGCCAAACATTCACAACACAAATTGGGTAAAGCGGCGGACATCGTGGCCGAATCAAAACACCCGTTTGAATTGTATCGTTTAATTGACGAATTAATTGAAATGAAAATTCTAAATTTTGGCGGCGTTGGAAAATACAACACGTTTACACACGTTGACATTCGCGATCAGAAAGTTCGATTTGATAAAACAACAAAATAATGGCAAAACAATCGTATAAAGATAAAAACGGAACAACGCGCGTTGGTGATGCTTTGCGTTGGTTGGTGGCGCGTGGAAAAGATGTTGCGCCGGAAATTTTGGACATTGCGGCCAATATTACCGGGATTGAATCATTGAACAAATTAAGCGATAAAATAAAAAGCGATTGGCAATTGTCCGAAGCCGACAAACAAATGTTGTTGGCGGAGTTGGAATTTGACGTGATTGAAATGCAAGAAGTCACTAAACGTTGGGTTTCCGACAATGCAACCGATTCGTTTTTGACACAAAACATTCGGCCGCTTGTGTTGGCTTTTTTAACGTTGACGTTGTTTATATATATTATTTTAGATTCGTCGATTGGTGGCTTTAATATTGCGCCACAATGGATTGATTTGTTGTCGTCGTTGCTGCTGCTTGTTTATGGCGGTTATTTTGGCGCACGTTCAGCGGAAAAGATTGTCAAAACCTGGAAAAAATAAAATGGCTAAAAAACAAATTAATTCTTTTTTTAAGAAGCAACGAAAAAAACGTCCCAGGCGTCATTCCAAAAACAAATCGTTGTCCCAACGCAAAAAAAAATACATCGGTCAAGGTCGAAATTAAGCCAAAAACAACAATTTTAAATTTTGTATTTTTGTAGATAATAAACAAAAAAAAAATTTATGGCTTCTAATTTATATTTTTCAAGCGATTTTCAAAAACTTTCATTTGGCGACAATGGTTTACGCATCGTTCCGGCGTCCGGAACATCAAACGCGGGTGAAAACTTTTGCGCAATTCAAGCAATCGAAGCGTCAACCATAACGTGCGACATTGACGCCGCGGCCGGTGATGCTTCAATTACGTCTTTGGCGTTGCCCGCCGGATCAATTATTTACGGTAATTTTGACGACGTCAATTGTGCATCGGGCAAAGTGATTTGTTATTTAAGATAATACCAATTCAATGATTGGGTTAGGCCTTAAAATACAAAACTCCATTGTTTTACAAACAAGCGAAATTCCGGGATTGTTGTCGGCGTTACAATCGCGCGCAACAAATTTTGAAAATTCAGCCGGAACAACGACAATATTAACCGCTTTTGAAAATATAGAATAGATGAGTAATTTATTAGAAAAAGCAAGTATAATTTTGACGCCGACGGCTTATTCGGACGGCGATTTACATTGTATAAAACCAAACACCGCAACGGGTGATTTTGACTTTACAAGAAGCACAACCGCAACAAGAGAAAATTCAAGCGGTAACATTGAAAGCGTTGCGGCTAATTTGCCACGCATTGATTATTTAGGTGGAACTGCGCATATTTTATTTGAACCGCAATCAACAAACGTTACTTCAAACAGTGAACAACCCTCAACGTGGCATTCAAACAATAATGTAGCAATAACCACAAACGCAACAACCTCGCCAGAGGGTACAACAAATTCCTCTTTGGTGGTCGTAGATGGAAGTAGTGGCGCAGTCCATACAAGAAATTTATGTAGTTTTTCAAGTGGAAGCGGAACACAAACCGTCACAGCGAGTTGTTTTTTAAAATATTACAACAATCAATGGGTTAGATTGAAAAGTAATTTTTTCACAGGAAGTGCCGCCAACGGTAAAAGTAGTTTTTTTGATATTCAAAACGGTGTTTTAGGAACTGTTGATGCAACCCATACCGCCAAAATGGAAAATTACGGGAATGGTTGGTATAGATGTTCAATCACTTTTGATATTGACAAAGACACGGACAATGTTGGTTATATGCAAGTCGAACCAATGAATGATGATAATACAAGTACTTACGCGTCAATAGGTCAAGGCTTTTATGCTTTTGGTTCACAAGGGGAGGAATTATCGTTTATGACTTCATACATACCAACAGGCAGCAGCTCTGTTACAAGAAGCGCAGACGAAGCCAACAATTCAGGTTCAAGCGATTTAATAAACTCAACAGAGGGGGTTTTATATGCGGAACTTTCAGTTTTAAATACCGCTTCTACTATAAGGGCTATTACAATTTCAGACGGCAGTATATTAAATTCCGTAGAAATTTTGTACTTATCAAACGGCAATTTTGGATTTAGAATAAGAGTAAACAATGTAGTAGAGTATTTACAAACATCAGCATTAGCAGATGCAACTCAATTTGTGAAAGCTGCAATTAGTTATAAAAGCGGAGATATTAAGTGTTTTATAAACGGTTCAGAGTTCAACACAAATACGACATCTTTTTCTTTTACAAACTCATTATCCGAATTGGCTTTTGATAGAGGAAATGGGGGAAATGATTTTCAAGGAAAAGTCAAATCCGTTGCAGTATTTAAAGAAGCATTAACAGATACGCAACTAACATCTTTAACAACATAAAAATAACATTCTAAAATTTTGTATTTTTGTACAAACTACAAAAATGGCAATTTTAGACAAATCAAAATTTTTATTAATTCCGTCCGGTTACAAGTCCGCAAAAGTTTATTCAATTTTTCCAAGTTCCGGCGCATTTGATTTCACGTTTGCGCGTACCGGTGACGGCGCAACGCGTCAAAATGTTAGCGGTTTAATTGAAACAAAAAGCGCCAATATACCGCGATTGAATCATTACAATAGCGGTTGTCCGTCTTTACTTGTTGAGGGTTCAGCGTCAAATATTCAAGTTCGATCAGAAGAATTTGACAATGCGGTTTGGAATAAAACAAACATCACCGCAACGGCGAATCAAATTACATCACCGGACAACACAACAAACGCCGACAAAATTTTAAGAACGTCAACGTCGTCGTCCTTTATACAAGACACTTCAACAAAATCATCTGCGGCGGCTTTGCAAATGACAACATCGGTTTTTGTCAAACAAGGTGAGGGCGATTTCTTTGCTTTAAGGTCAACCGGAACTTATCCAAACCGCGTTGACGCAAGGTTTCAATTTAGTACAAAAACAATTTATTCATACACCGCAAGTGGAACATTCACCGCCGGAAACACAAAAGTTGAGGAATACGGCAATGGGTGGTTTCGTTTGCAATTTGAATACACAACGGACACCGCTTCAACAATTAGCGCCACTTTTTCGCCGCGATCATCGGACGGCGTTATTGACGCAACAAATTCAACATCAACGTCATTTGTTTATTTATGGGGTTGCCAGGTTGAACAATCAGTCGGCGCAAGTACATATATAAAAACCGAAGCGGCCGCGGTCACACGAAATTTTGACGATTGCGTTAATACGGCCACATTCACATTGGGCGCCGATGCGACGTTTTATTTTGATTTTGAAATTGACACATACACCGACGATTTTTTGCGGTTGTTGTCCATTACAAACGCGGGATTGACAAAATATTTGCGTCTAAATTCTAAAAAAGACGGAACAAATTATTTTGGTTATGTTCGCGCAACATCAAACAATGGGACGGCGAATTCATTGATAACGTCAAGTGAAAATTTGATACCATTTTTTCAGCGCAATAAATTGGCAATTCGTTTGTTTGGTAATTCTTTTAAAATATTTTTAAATGGTTCACAAATAAAAGCCGGAACGGTCACGGGTGATTTTGACGTTTTAAATGGCGAAGCAATTGTTTCAGATTTTGCCGAAACCACAACAACAACCGGAATGACGCGAAAAATATTTGCGCACGCTATATTTGACGAAACATTGACAACAAGCGAATTGACAACACTAACAACACTTTAAAATAAAAAAAATGATAGTTAAAAAATACGAATTTCCAAGCGAAAAAAAAGCGGACGAATACATTAAAAAATTAGGCGTTATAAAAGACGACGAGGGCAACGAACACCCCGCGCACAAAAATTCAATTGTGAAGTTGGGTTTTATTTGCATAAAAGACGGCGAATATAATGACGAGGGCGAACAAATACAAGCGCCGGAGTTTGCGGACAAATATTCCGTTGACGTTCTTTGGTACGATTCAATTCGTCCGATTGATGAGGAAACAGAAATTGAGGGCGATTTGCCGTTGGATTTATGGTCCGATTATGAAATTATTTTGGACGATGAGGGCGTTCACGCATTTATGGGCGTCAAATATATACTTGAATAATTAAAATAAATAATTCGTATATTTACAAAAAATTTAATAAACTTAAAAAATAAATAAATGGCAACAACGGGAGTTTTTAACGGGACAAACTTATTATTAAAAATCGGCGGAACAACGGTCGGACACACAACATCTTGTTCGCTTTCATTATCAATGGACACGCCGGAAGCGACAACAAAAGATTCAGCGGGATTTTCTGAATATATTGGTGGCGTCAAAGGTGGCGAAATATCATTCGAGGGTTTAATTGCTTATGACGATTCATTTAACGGAATTCAAGCAGCAGACAACCTTTTAAATAGAACAAAATTAACTTGCGTATTTGGAACGGCAGAAAGCGGCGACGCTATATATACCGCCGATGCATTTTTGACATCTGTTGAAATGTCCGGCGAAATGGAAGCGGCAACCACTTATTCCGGTTCACTTACAATTACCGGCGCGATTGTAAAATCCACAAACTAAAAAATTTAAAGTTTATTATTTTCGGCCGCCGTCATTTTTTGGCGGTGGCTTTTTTATTTATTAACGACAAACAACAACAAAAATGGCAAACAAACAAAAAGGGTACATTGACATCAATGTCGGTGGCAAAAAACGCACACTTCATTTCTCAATGAATTTTTGGTCGGAGTTTACCGAACAAATGGGAATTTCACTTCAAGACATCGGAAACGTTTTTCAAAACGGTATATCATTAAAGGGATTGCGGGCGCTTATTTATTCCGCAATATTGGCAAACGACCAGGAAAACGGAAACGATGTTGATTATAATATTTTCACCGTTGGCGCGTGGTTGGACGATTTGGAAGCGGAAACAATCAATGACATTGTGAACGCGATGTTGCAATCCAAAATTTTAGGTAATTCACTAAACGCCGAAATGGAAAAGCCGGGAAAGGTGAAGCCGTCAAAAAAGTAAATTTTGAAACTTTGACCGATTATTACATCGGTTTGATTGGCATAAAACCAAACGATTTTTGGCGGCAAACGTGGCGTGAAAACGGATTGATCGCCGAACATTATCACAACAACATCAATTTGCAATGGGAACAAACGCGGTATTTGGCCGCAATGATTCACAACGTCCAATGTCAAAAGAAATCGCAAATGTTGAAACCGGAACAATTGTTTGAATTGCCGGTTGACAAAAAACGTCAAATTGAACTCGCCAAACCAAAATCGACACGGGAACAAATGGAAGCGTTTGAATTAAAAGCCAAACAAATGACGAACAAAAAGACGTTAAAATAAGTACAAAAAACGGCAAAAGTACCAAAAACGGACATTTGATTTAAGGCGCTTTTTAGCCGTTTTAAGCGGTTTTTATACCGCTGCGCTATATATATACCAAAAATTCGAGAACATTCAACAGTCAAAATTTACCTTCGTATAAAATTGAAAAAATTTTTTAAATTTTAATGCGTCTTTTTTTTTGTATTTTTGTCTAAAATATTCCTTTTATGGCCGAATCAAATTTAAAATTAAACATCACCGGCGATTCGTCGAAACTTAAAAATGCTTTAAGTTCCGCGAGTTCAAAATTACAATCTTTTGGTTCTAAAATGCAAAGTGTTGGAAAATCAATGTCCACACGTTTGACGTTGCCGTTGGTTGCCGCGGGTGGTGCCGCAATAAAATTCGCAAGTGATTTTCAGGAATCAATGAACAAAGTTGATGTTGCATTTGGAAACTCGCGAAAAGAAGTTAAAGAATTCGCAAAAACAACATTAAAAGAATTCGGAATCGCCGAGGGTTCCGCGCTTGATATGGCGGCATTGTTTGGCGATATGGCGACATCAATGGGATTGTCAACAAACGCCGCGGCGGGAATGTCAACCCAATTAGTTGGTTTAGCCGGCGATTTGGCGTCTTTTAAAAACATTGATATTGAACAAGCGCAAACGGCATTGGCCGGCGTTTTCACGGGCGAAACGGAATCATTGAAAAGATTGGGCGTTGTTATGACCGAAGTCAATTTGAAAAACTTTGCAATGGAACAAGGAATGAACGCCAATATAAAAACAATGTCGCAAGCGGAAAAGGTCGCTTTGAGATATGAATTTATTATGGCAAAAACGGCGAACGCCCAAGGTGATTTTTCACGAACAAGCGGTGGCGCTGCAAATCAGATGCGTATTTTTCAAGAGTCTTTAAAAGAATTGGCCGCGCGATTTGGTGAAATTATTTTGCCAGTATTTACAAAATTAGTGACTTTTTTGAATGGTTTAATTCAACGATTCGGCGATTTGTCGCCAACGGTTAAAAAAGCCATTTTAATATTTGG